TCTGCCCATAGACCAATAGGGTACGTTACACCATATTTAGCTTTTAACCTCTGCTGGTAAGCTACTGCATCGGCGTAGTTTTCCTCAGACATCCCAGGCGGAGCCAGGGTTGGCTCTTCATCGGCGGAGGATGTGAATCCTATCGTATCACCCTCTTTCGTCGATCCCTTAGGCACGTATTTCTTCTTAGCCTTTACCCCTGCTTTGGCACGCTCTAGATTGGCTTGAGCTTGGCGTTGCTCTTGGCTCCTATAGGAATAACACACCGAATTCACGGTGAGGAAGTCCTTAGCCAAGTAGTTTTTGCCCTTGCTCAAGGAGAACCCGGCTCGGGTAATCCAAGTTAGCCATTTAGCTGCCAATTCATCTGTAGCTCGGAAGAGTATGTCGTCCCCATTAATAAGGACTGGTAACTCCTCTATATCGAACTTCCTCCCCGTGTGCTCTTCCAACGCCAGCCAATAGGCTGCTAGGTTGATAGCACACAATATTGGGAAGGAGATAGGACATCCCATTAGTTGTCCATTCTTCATCATGAAGGGCTCACGCTCTTTGTAGGGATGGTACACCTCGTGTGGTTCTACATAGTTTAGTAGATGGTTCCCTAAGACAGCGCGGAGAATTGTCTTCTCGTCTTCCGTGATGTCAGCGCAGCTGTTGATGTATTCCTCTAATGCGAGGCTGTTGATCTCCTGGGAGATCCCATCCGTAGCTGCACTGAAGTCACCGGAATTCCATTTGATGACTTTCCCCTTTCTTATATCTTCTGCGAAGATACCAGCCCTCCTCTCCTTTGCTAACAGCTCATGTAGTAGCTGCTCTGTGAGAGGCTCCCCTATTAGCCTAAAGGCAAAGTGGGATTCATATAGGTGTGCCCGCATGTCCTTTTGAAATGGCATAGCGGCAGCGTATGGCATAGCATTGCCCTTAGTAATAAGCCTACACTTTAGTGGCTCAAGACACTCAACTACGGTAGCATGGCAAACGCCTTTCTGCTGTTTTAGAGTGTTTAGGGCTTCACGTACCAAAAAGCTGTGAGGGATCCGAGGTAGCATATTCTTGCTATAACGTTCCTCGGTGATCTCGCCTGAGGTGGTGTCAAAATGACTTCCAATCAGGTCTCCCTCAGCTAAACCTAGTACTTCTTCTAGATGTATTTTCCAGCGCTCGCGGACGTATCCAGCGCGACCATCCTTAGATCTAGTCTTTTCATAGCAGGAGTTTGGTCCAGGGTTGCCTTCAACTCGGTCAAAATGACGTGTGTTGAAACAGCTCCATTTTCTACCATTACAGTATCTTGTATACTTTTTGGCTCGGAAAATGTTTCTGAACTTTTTTCTGAACTCCTCTTTGATACCTTCTTCTAAGGGTTCCCTTTCCATCGTAAGTGCAATGTGGTGTTTGTCGAGTGCAGCTTCTACAAATTCAGCTGTCACCTCTGCACACCCACGTTTAGCACCCTGTAATATAGCCCAACATACCTTGAGAGGTACCTTGTTGGAGGGCTTGTTGACTAATAATCTTTTCAACATCCTTCTACTACCGCCTCGCAGAGGAAGATACATAATCTTTTTCCGCCGACTGGGTAGTCCCGGGGGTTCCGGGATATCCGATGGAAGGTTTTCTTCGTAACCGAGCGCCTGCACCAATCCCTCTGGGATGTCAGGTTCATCATTCCTTGCGAACTTCGCTAGTGGCCAGCACGTCATGTGCTTCAACCACTTTACGCAGGTTCCCTGGTCTGGTGCTTCGGTCAACACGTTGATCACTTCTATGTAGTCTGAAAACGGTTGGTGTTTGAATGCCTCGTTTGCATCCATCAGACTATCGGCGAGAGCACGTGCAAAATGCAGTGCTGCAATCGCGTTAGCTTGTCGCGTCTCAAAGCTAACCACCTCGGCGTTAGACTGGAGGAAAGATTTAGGTACCCATTCCATTGGGAACCCTGAATCTTTCAACTTCTCCAGGTCTAACAGCTTGTTGTTGGGACCATCCCAACTGAGGCCGCCGAATAAAAGATCGAAGCAATGGATCTTATCAGGATTCATTGTTTATCTCCT